TGATAACATAAAAGAAGCTATTGAAATTTTTGGTCACAACGGACAAACACTGGTTGAATATTATGAATAATAGATCTTATACAAGGGTTAAATATTATGAAGACAAATAAAAAACATAAATCAGCTAGAATAGCAGTGATAGATATTGAAACGGCGCCTATCGTATCATACACATGGGCCCTGTTCGATCAAAACGTTGCCCTTAATCAGATTGTTGAAGACTGGAGTATTCTTTCTTATTCAGTTAAATGGCTTGGAGAGAAAAAGGTACATTACGCTGATGTTCGTAATCAAAAGGACGTTAGAAACGATAAGCCGCTATTACAAGATCTTTGGAAACTGTTAGATGAAGCAGATGTTGTAATTGGTCAAAACTCAATCTCATTTGATATTAAGCGTATTAAAGCTAGAATGCTAATCCATGGGATGAAACCTCCTAGTAGTTTTAAACAGTTAGATACCATGAGAATAGCTAAGAAGCATTTTAACTTCACTTCTAATAAACTAGAGTATCTTTCTAAGAAGCTTTGTACTAAATATAAGAAGCTCACTCATAAGAAGTTTCCAGGTTTTGAACTATGGAAGGAATGTCTTAAAGGTAATAAAGCAGCTTGGAATGAAATGAAAGCTTATAATATACAAGACATTCTAGCGACAGAAGAGTTGTACCTTAAATTACAACCATATGACAATGGTTTTAATCCTAATCTATATACAGATTCACTTACACAGATGTGTACATGCGGAAGTGTAGATTTTATTAAAAAGGGATTCAAATACACATCAAGTGGCAAGTATCAAAGATATCTGTGCAAATCATGTGGATCAGAAGCTAAAGATAGAAATAATCTATTTTCTAAAGAAAAGAAAAAGTCATTAAGGAATTAAGTTTGCTAGTCTAAACGTTTTAGAATAGTAATATATAATATAATATAAAAGGAGAACATAATATGGCACTAACATTAAAAATGGGGACAAGCGGACGTAAAGCTTCTTCCCTACAAATGGGCGAAACAATTTCAGGATACCTAATTGGACTAGTAGAATCAAAGTATAACTTTGGTATCAAATTGCTATCTAAAGATGCTAAAGTTGAAACTTTGTATCCAAACGGTAACCTTAGCTATCTTGAAACAGAAATCGAAGAAGGTAATGTATCTTTGAATGCATGGACTGTAATCACTAGAACTGGAACACGTACTTCAACTAAGTCACGTGATTCTAATAATGAATTCCGACAAGTTCCTGTATTTTCAGTAGCTCAAGATGAAGCAGATATTATTTCAGCTGATGATGCTTCCAATGCACTTGCTGGCGATAAAACAGCTCTTGCTGAAGCTACCGCAGATGCACCTGATTCTGGATCTAAGTTCTCTAATAGAAAGCGATGATATAGTTAGGTGACACATACCTGGAATACCGAGGATATCAGTAGGTATTTAAAGTAAGACCAAGAGGTCTAAATGGATTCGTAAGAATCGTGCCTAGTTGTGTGACAGCTGGAGAGACAGCATAAAGTTTTACCATATGACTGCGGCCAGCATTAGCTGGAGGCTAGATATTATAAAGCAGGAGTCGGTGCTCCCTCTAATGAGGTTTATATCAGCTGTCCGTGCGCGGAATAATCGGTAGCCATTAACTTACTATGGCCCGCAGCATTTTATTAGGAGAGTTAAGAAATGTTCATATCAAGGTTAATTAACCTGACACAATCTCATGATCAGAAGTTTAATAATTTTAAACAGCTTACAGATTTTACCTTGCATCATAATTGGTCACCTTTTGTTTTTAAAGATAATTATCGAACAGGGGAGAATTGGTCCAGTTGCGATGTAATGGTTTTAGATATTGATAATGATGACAAATCAATTCAACACTGTACAATCGAAGAAGCTAAAGAGTTATTTAAAGAATATAACCATATCATTGTAACTACTAAATCCCATCAAGTGTTAAAACATGGTAACACTACAGATAGATTTAGAGTGATCATACCCCTGTCGTCAACTATTATTGATAAAGAAATCTATAAAAATACATGGTATTACCTAGCCAATCGATTTCCATTCATTGACCAGACATGTAAAGACTTTGCACGTTTTTATTATCAATCTAAAAGTTTTGTTTATGAGAACCCAGGAAAGCCCATTAACCCAGTCACTGTTAATGTAATGCCAACGGTATTTGAGAAACCTAGGCTTGAGTTGATGTTAACCAAAGGTAAGCTATCTAGAGCTACTATGGAATTTATTATTAATGGGGCCGCAGCCGGCGGACGAAACATATCTTGTTTTAAAGCTGCTAAGGATTTACAAGAACAAGGGTATACATTAGAAGAGGCCGTTGAAAAGCTTTCAAAGTCTCCTTGTCTAGATAAAGACTTCAGTGAAGATGAACTAGAACGCACCGTGTCATCTGCATTCACTAATGACCCTAAGCATGACCCTAGAGGGTTATCAGAGAAGACCGAGTACATCGCAAGTAGTATATTTGATTTAGAGTGTAACCCTGATTTATATAAACAAAGTGAGCCTATATGTGGCCCTAACTTCCTAGATGTCACACAAGAGAAATGGAGAAAAGGCGAAGTATTAGGAGTGGTTGCAGGATCAGGTACAGGCAAGACTGCATTATCATTAAAGATTATTAGAGACATTATTTATAACAATAGTCAAAATGATGACATTCATTTCTTCTTTAGTTTAGAAATGCCTGCTAGACAGATCGTACAACGCTGGCATAAGCTTGTGGGTAAAGACCCAAGTATGAGCAGACGGTTATTTGTTATTGATAATAAGAATTCAGATGAACGTTTGACCTGGCAACATATTGTTAAGTTTGTACAAGACACTTGTAAACAAGAAAATAAGAAAGCTGGAGCGGTATTAATAGATCATTTCATGGCCTTATCAGATAAGATTGATATAACTAAAGAACCTAATTTTGATGTCTCTACTGATATTATGTCTGGTAGAGGTAAGATTAAATCTATTAATACCAAGGAGATGTGCCGACTAATGAAAGTGATAGCTGAGATGCTAGGCTGTTTTCTTATTATTCAAAATCAGTCAACCATTGAAAGAGCTGGACATGGCGATACCCCAATGGGATTAAACGCCGCATATGGCGCAGCACAGTTTGCTTGGTTCTGTGATTACATCATTACAGTGTGGCAGCCGCTTAAACGTGTACAGAATGAAACTATGCTTACCTGTTCAGCTTGGCAGTATAGTAAAATTAGAGAAGTGGGGTTAAATGATTTAACTAGGGTTTACATTCGTCATCATTTGTATTATGATCTAAGTACAGGAGATTTTAGACAGCTGTCACAGATTGAAGAAGAAGAGTTTAATAAAATGGTAGAGAAGGCTAATATGCTTCGTAGGTCTGATGAAAAGAATCAGGCTACTCAATATCAAGGTAGTCCAGCTAGAGATAACTATCCAAGATTATTAAAACTTGCTAAAGAAAAGGCCGCTAAAGAGATTAAAAGTGAGTAAACTAATAGCACAACTAGGATATTTACATTATTATAGTAATCCCGCTGGGGCATTTGTTACACGTGAGATAAAGGTATTATTACAACATTACCCGTTAAGAGGTAAAGGTTATTATTATAATTTAGATTTAAAACATGGAAAGATATTCAATGGATAAGCTCATCTTTGGAAAATCTAATTTAACTCGAATTGTCTCTATTGAACCCACCGATGATGGTACTGAGGTATTTATTCAACAACAGGATGGGTTTGTTACTAGTCAGATTTTACCTAATGAATACTGGTTACTAGCTAATAAATGTCTAGACCCTCATTTTAAAGCTCTTAAGGGTAATCTTCATTATAAATGGATTAAGACATTTAAAACTCGCAGATCATTTACATCTGACCGACACCGTTATAAAGGTGAAGACATTTTCTCCATATGGAACTCCAAGGAGGCACTTATGGTGCGCGAGGGTTTGACGTATTTCAAGGATCTAAAACATACTGATGTTAGTGTGTTATCATTTGATATTGAAACCACCGGACTATTCCATGACTCCTCGTCTAAAGTTCTTATTATTTCAAATACTTACTCAAGCCAAGATAAACTAGAACGTAAGATGTTTACCTATGATGAGTATGATAATGAAGGTGAAATGATAAAAGCATGGTGCGAATGGGTTAATGAAAAAGACCCTTCTCTGCTAGTGGGACATAATATTGTTATGTTCGATTTACCCTATTTAAATTTCATTGCTAATAAATATGGCGTACATCTCACTTTGGGCCGCAACGGGGATGATATCACCTTTGACACCTATGATAGTAAGTTTAGAAAAGATTCTACTAATTTCTATGAATTTAAAAAAGTTCACGTATACGGCAGAGAAGTTATTGATACTTTGTTTCTATCTTACAAGTACGATATTGGTCGAAAGTATGAAACCTATGGTTTAAAGAATATTATTAAACAAGAGGGTTTAGAAGTAAAAGATAGACAGTTCTATGATGCTGGGCAGATTAGATTAAAATATAAAGACCCTGTTGAATGGAAAAAGATTAAAGAATACGCAATGTTCGATGCTGATGATAGTTTAAATTTATATAATTTAATGTGTGCAACATCATTTTATTGGACACAGTCTGTGGCCCGAAGCTATCAGCATGTAATCGAATCTGCAAGCGGCGGTCAAATCAATACTATGATGAATCGAGCTTACATACAGGGCGGACATAGTATATCTAAAGTGACGCAATCTATAGTGTTCGAAGGTGCAACATCTGACTCTACATCTGGCGTTTATTCCAATTGTATAAAATGGGATATCTCATCACTTTACCCAAGTATTATTTTACAATATGAAGTGTATGATAAGATTAAAGACCCTCTAGGATACTTGTTAGAATTATGTAGATATTTTACTAAGAAGAGATTAGAATATAAAAAACTAGCTAAAAATGATGAATACTATGAAGCATTACAGTTAACCTTAAAACAAGGTATTAACTCAATGTATGGATACATGGCTAGTAAGTACAACAATAATAACTACCCTGAAGGGGCTGCATTCATTACAAGAACAGGTAGAGAGATATTAGCTAAGGCCATTAAATGGGCAACTGGTGAAGATTATGTCAAGTAAAAACTTTAAATTAGTGAACTGTGACACGGATAGTATCATGGTTTGTAAAGCAGACCAAAGTGCATTTACAGAAGAAGAACAGGTTAGCCTCACTAATGAATTGAATTCATTATTTGAATCAGGAATCAACTGGGAGCTAGAAGGCACGTTTAAAAGAGTAATAATCTTTAAAACCAAGAACTATATACTTTATGACGGCGAAAAGATCACTTATAAAGGCTCTAGTGTCAAGAGTTCAACAAAGGAACCCGCGTTAAAACAGTTTATTAAAGACATTATAGATGAAATGCTTAATGGTACATATAAATATGAAGAAGTATACCATAGGTATGTTAAAGAAATTGTTTTAATTGAAGATATTAAGAGATGGGCATCTAGGAAGACTATCAGCGCTTCTGTAATGGCCGCTAAACGCACTAATGAGGCCATAGTGAAGTCTGCGATAGCGGGTACGGAGTATGTAGAGGGGGACCGTGCCTACTTCTTCTATAAGTCAAATGGCGAGCTCTCGTTAGTAGAAGATTTTAAAGGGGACTATGACGTTGATCGTTTATTAGAAAAACTGTTCAAAACCTCTGTAATGTTCAATACCGTTATCCCGAAAGGGGTATTTATTAACTATAGCCTTAAACGGTCTAAAGAAAAGCTTAAGGAATTAATAGGTTGAGTCAGTTATTAGAACACCTGGGATATGATTATTATCTATTCATAACAGAAAAGAATATAATGAACTTTAAGGTAGGCCTATGGGGGCAACGAATCTGGAGATTCAATTTACAAGTTGAGAGTGTTTAATTAAATGATTGACTTAGTATATAACTTAGGTTATGATTATAGAGTATATAAGCTTTATGAAGGAGATTGCGTTTTTATGATTCAACTTCATTCACTTTTGCCTAATTATATGAAAATCTGGGTACATTAAAAGATATCTCATGAGAGGAGATAATATGTCAGATAAATTAGATAATACATTTGATAGTTTTATTAAACAAGAAGTAAAACCAACTAAAGTTGAAGGCATTAAGAATGATAATGGAAAGCCTGATCATTCACTTTTGCCTCCTGAGTTTTTAGATGAAGCAGCTAAAGCTTTTATGAATGGCGAACAAAAATATGGCAGATATAACTTTACTAACGGGATTAAAGTTACTCGACTATTAGGTGCGGCCCTTCGCCACTTGAATGCATATTCATGGGGCGAAGACGTTGCAGATGATTCAAAGTTAAATCACTTGGGCCACGCGGCCGCAAGCATTGCCATGGCTATTTGGATGGTTAAAAATAAACCTCATTTGGATGATCGATATAAAAAGGATAACAAATAATGAACTTAAATAATATACTTAAAATGTTAGCTATATCTATTGTTGCAATCGCTATTGGGGGGGTATTAGGTTATACCTTTGCACCTGATAAGGTTGTTATTCAAGAAAAGATAATTGAAAAGACTATAGTTCAAAAGGATGAGAAAACCACCAAGAAATATGATAAAGATACTGGTAAGCTTATTGAAGAGACTAAAGAAACTAAGCAAAAAGAAACTAATGTAACAAAAACTGATAAATCAACTGAAAAGACTAAATCACAAAAGATGTATTCAGTTAAAGCTGGTGTAGGTATAAACCCTAGATCTTTATCAGATAAGCCGTTTTATAGAGTTGGTTCCGATGTTAAAATCCCTGTGTTTCCTGTGTATGTTGGAGCAGAGGTTGACTTGAGTATTGACAAACCGTTAACTTCCCTGTATCTTAGAATGGAATTCTAAAGAAGGAGAACTAAAATGAATAATGATAAACTAATGAATAAAATTTATAAAGTATTAGGCGAACAAGTAGTTAATGAAACTAGGGTGCTATCTAAAGAACAACTAGAATCAGTAATTGTAGTTGCTACACAGAATATTGAAGAAGCTAGGTCTGATCTTGAATCTAATCCTAAGTATCAGCAACTTAAAAGTGATCTAGCTGATTTGACCGCTGGTTTAAAAGATATTAAGAAGGCTAACAATGCTCGTATTCAACTTGCTGTGATTCTTATTAATGAACGCGGTAACAAACTAGCTGTAGGT